AATAACCATACGTAATAAACGAAAGGGAAATCGTAAAAATAATAAAAAAACAAAAAAAGTAAAGTCACTTAACCGAAAACGAACAACTTATGGAAGCACGCATAGACGCCGCGGAAGCACACATAGAAGTCGCGGAAGCACACATAGACGCCGCGGAAGCACACATAGACGCCGCGGAAGCACACATAGACGCCGCGGAAGCACACATAGACGCCGCGGAAGCACCCATAGACGCCGCAGAAGCACACATAGACGCAAACAAAGAGGAGGACAAGGATTAGGCAACGGTGCTCTCGTGAACCCACCCGCACTTGGTGCCAACGTGACGAAAGCATTTGAAAATCAACAAGCAACGCAACTACGTCAAAACGAAATAAATAATATGGTAGGTGGAGGAGTTGATTGCTGTAATACCGATAATGATTATGGTTATCCTTGTCCTGACGGAAAATGTGGACCAATTCCACAATCTGCAAGCGAAACTACAAATGGTCTTATCAAACAAGCAGCAATAATTACAGCAACTGGAATAGCAAATGCAGAATTCGATCATTTAGTTTCTCAATCACACATTCAAAATTAATTCTTTTTGAAATACGTTATTTATTATTGTAGTTATTAATAATAAATAATAATAATATAATTTAATATGAATACTTCTGATTTAACCTTATCTATTATAATAATTTGTATATTTATGTTATTGTATATATTTAACTTTCTTGTAGTCAGTATACAACGGATTAAGGAAAATTGGCCAGTATATCGGTGTCAACCATTGGTCATGCCATTTGCTTCTATGTTTGGACACAATACTTCTAAGAATTTTGCTTTTTGTATTCAAACAATGCAAAAAGGTTTTATGGATGACCTATTAAAACCTGTTAATTTCAATATTGGTTTATTAACCGATGTTACTGATAAGTTAACGGTTGATATGAATTATGCAAGAAATATAATGGGACATTTTAGATCACAAACAATTGATACATTTAAAAACATTTTTTCATCAATGTTTAATATGATGGTTGAAATACAGCGTGTTATGATTGTCACTAAAGATACTGTTGGTAAAATGGTTGGAAATATGACAGCAATATTACACATTGTAAATGGTTCAATGATGACCATGGAAAGTATGTGGTCTGGACCTCCCGGTGGTCTAGTAAGAGCAATATGTTTTCATCCTGAGACAAAATTAGAATTATTGGATGGTAAATTAGTTGAAATTCAACATGCTCCACTCAATAGTTTAATGGAAAATAATACCCGTGTTTTATCAACAATGCATATAAGTAATTTAGATGAAAATGGTAATTTAATTGAAAAAATGTATAGAATTAAGAGAAAACGAATTTTAAAATATAAAGACATCAATAATGAAGGAGGATATAAAGATGACATTATTGTATCAGGTAGTCATTTAATATATGATTCAACTATTAAGGAGTTTGTGCATGTTAAAGATTGTTCTTATGCTGAAGCGACTGATATCAAATGCGAAAAATTAACTTGTTTAATAACATCTAATCATACAATTCCTGTTGGTGGATGGATATTTCATGACTGGGAAGATAATAACGGTTCTCCTTCAAAGTCATTATAATAAATTATATATTTATCTATTTGTATATTTAAGATAATTCACTGTATATAATTTATTTAGTATTTATAGATATACTATATATGAGTGATAATACTAATAATATACGTAATATAGATAAAACAAATGACACATTATTACAAATTAAAAAGTTATATTTGAAATCTGGGTATATGGATAAACACGGAACTGATGTATGGGTCTCTGCAATATTATGTGTTGTTTTTGCATTTTTAATATGTTATTATTATTATGTAAATGTATTACAGGTTGTTCGGACTAATTGGCAAGAACATAAATGTAACCCATTATTAATTCCATTTGCTGGAATAATTAATAACCCTTCAGATAAATCCAGTTTTGAATTTACTGCATCAAATTTTTCAGGGTGTGTTAATTCCATGTTAAAAGATATTGTTGAAGTTGCTGTTCATCCATTTATTTTTATGGTTAATATATTACACGAAGCAACTGAAAATATAGCTATTTCGGTTCAAAATATGCGTAAATTGAGTTATAATACTCGAATGGAATTTATAAATACTATTCAAAAAATATATGATACTTTAATGAATGTAGTTGCCTATTTTATTAACTTTACTATAAAAATAAAGGATACGGTAGATAAGGTAAAGGGAAATATGGCAGCGGTATTGTATTCTATTTTTGGAAGTTATATGGCATTACAATCGCTATTTGGTGGTATAGTAGATTTATTAAATAAATTTATGGTTTATGGTGGATATATTATTCAAATGCTTATCTTCCTTGCTGCTTGTCTTTTTGCCGGTTTACTCACGTTTCCATTAGGAGTTTTTCCGCTTCTTGGCGCTCTTAGTTTTTTTTCAGTATGGGTTATTCTATTAATACCGGTATTAATTTATAAATATTTAATACTTCACTATCTCAGTATAACACCCCCACCTAACCCAAAAAATCCAAACTGGTCTCCTGTTTGTTTTTCGGGTGAAACGATTATTGATGTAATTCATAAAAATAACACACGCGAATGCGTACCAACATTATTGAAAAATGTAAAAATTGGCAATATATTAAAAAATGGGGAAAAGGTCACGTCTGTTATTAAAGGAACATCTAATGGACAAACTATATATGAATTAGATGGCATTTTAGTAACTAGCGAACATAGAGTTTACGAACCTTCTTTAAAATGGATTAAAGTGAAAAATCACCCAAAATCAAATATTATTAAAACTTTCAATGAACCATTTGTCTATTGTCTTGGAACAGACAAGAAAGTATTTACCATAAAGGACACTTTATTTTCTGATTGGGATGATATTGATGAATCTGTATTATACAAATTAAGTGAAAACTGCATTAATGAGGGAAAGCATTATTTACCCAATAATTTTAAATTAAGTGATATTCACACGCATTTAGATAGTGGGTTTCTGGGAAATATGCAGATAACAATGAATAATGGTTCTGTTTTACCAATAAGTAGTATAAAAGTAAACGATGAATTATTAAACGGTGTTAAAGTGATTGCGATTGTTAAAATAGACGCACACGATATGACTATGTATACACATAAAATAACGGATACTACGACTATTACTGGTTCTCAAAACATACATATTAATGATAGTAATTTAGGTAAAATAAATTGCATGAATTTAAAAAGCAAATGTATTGAACCCGGAAAACATAATGAAAAATACTTGTATCATTTAATAACTAATAAAAAAGGATTTATTATTAATGGTATTTGGGTTAATGATTATAATTCTGGTATAGATTTATATTTATAAAAATAATGTTTGTATTAATTCTATACGTGTTATAGTAAGTAATAGAATGTATAATACAATAAATAATAGATTGTATAATACAATAAAAGTATAATATTATATTATATAAATGATTGAAGAACTTAATCAAATTGGCAATATTAATAGTGTAAATGATTTTTTAGATTTTAAATTATCAATTAAAACAATTGTATTATTGGTATTTTTAGGTGGTTCTGCATTTATAATTTTTATCATTATGATATTCGGCGGAGTTAATAACACTGTTGATTATTTAACTTCAATTATTGAAACTACAAAAGGTGCTGTTAATAAAAATAAAAAATTTTCCAAATTTAATTTGAACCAAAATAAAGGTTCTTATAAACGAACTGAAAGTAAAGAGGATACTGATGATGAAGATGATTAGATAATTAATCTTTTTATCTAGTTTAATATTATAGTGAATTATGAGTATTAATAGTTTTTTAAATCAAACAGTATCCTTTAAATTAATTATAGTAGTTGGTGGTTTTTGGTTAATTGTTGCTGCTATCGCAGTCCTTTATTTTTTTGGTGGAATTAAAGAAGGGTTTGAAGCAAGTTTAGTTGGTTTAGGGACTGCTTTAAATTACAAAATGGGAGATGGCGTTACTGGTAGTTGGGAAAATACTAACACATTAAAGGAACACGTTAAAAAAAATAAGGATATTAGAGATATTAATTATAATAAAGTTGATGAGAATGCTGATTTATATGCTAATTTAGAACATAATGTAACTGGACCGATTCCTTTACCTGATGATGAGTTAGTGTTTTTTGATAAAAATACATTTTCCCCCGACTGTTGTCCTTCAAACTATTCAAGCGCAGATGGATGTTTATGTGCCGCACCCGAACAAATGAGGTATTTAAATGAACGCGGAGGCAATCGGACTCTTGTTGGCGAGTATTAATTTGTGTTATTTTTTTATATTTTATTATTCAAACGCTAATATTATTAATAATAATCTATTAATAATATTACACCGACCGAAAATATTATTTACATATATTTATTTACAAGTAACATTTCAATAATCAAATACCAATTTTTTTCTATCTGAGAATGATTGTATTTTCGAACGTTTACCTAAAAATTCAAAGTATCGTTTTGACAGCATATAACGTTTATAAACATTTTTTGCATTTTTATATTTGGTGGTCTTATACTTGTTCATTGCTTCTAATCTCACTTTCATAATCATACCCACTTGCCATATTCTTTTATGTGAATATTTATTGGTTTTATATAAATGTTCTAATTTTTTAATTGTATTTTTTACATCTTCAATCGTTGTATATTTAATTGGAATTGTATCTTTTGGATTTTTATCAATATATACATCAAATGATTTTTTGGGATTTTTTGGATTATATAAAAAATCCTTCTTCCCTCCATTATGTTTTTGTGTTTTGCAGTATTTATAAGGAGCACATGACGAACGCATAGTAAATCCATTAATAGAACCAGTTATACATCTTTTTTTGGTGAATTTTCTAGGTAAACTAAATATTTTAGCATCTTGTCTTTTACAACTTTTATGTTTATTGTTACTCTTACAACAACTTATTAAGGAATGGTTCATATATTATTTGGTTATATAAATTTTACAATATATGTAAAAATGAAATATGTAAAAATGAAATATGTAAAAATGAAATATGTAAAAATGAAATATGTAAAAATGAAATATGTAAAAATGAAATATGTAAAAATG